AATCGCAGAAAAACAGGTAAGGCCACAGAGGATGAAGCCGACGCGGCGAAATCTCAGGCTGAGGCACAGCAAACACAAGTCGAGACGGCGATCATGTCCGGCGAATTGAATGACGCGATTGCACAAATTGTGCAGCAGCAAGTCATGCTTGCGCTACGAGGGGCGGTACAACAGGGCTTTGGCCCACTCTAAGGAAAACCATAAATGACCGATAATCTTGAAGCTGCCCCCGTGGTGGTCGAAGAAATCGTGCAACCTGAGACCGAAGAGGTCGAAGCGCCGGAAGCGGCGGAAAGCACAGAAGGCGAACCCGTTGAGGTTGCCGCCGATGATGACGCAGACGGCGAAAAGCCCGGTGTCGAATCTGAGGAAAAAGCTAAATCTCGAAGTGAACGCCGCCGCGAAGCTAAGGAACGGATGCAGGAAGAACTGCGCAGCACCGAAGCTGGAAGGCGTGATCTTGAGGCCAAGCTAGAACAGCACAAAGGGGCCGCTAAATCCCTGCCAAAACCAAAGCAGGAAGATTATGCGGATTACGAAGAATTTCAATCCGCCAATAGTGCCTCTTATTCGGTTCAGGCGTTGGACGGCAGGGAAGCGCAAAGGTTGGAGAGCGAAGCCGCAGACCGGTTCAAGCAATCCCAGCACATCCAGCAACAGCAGGCCGCAGAGGATGCCCAAAACTGGGCGGACCAAGTGGCAGAAGCTAAGGGCCGATACGCAGATTTTGAGCAAGTTGCGATGAGCGACAATGTTCGGATTTCGCAGGAAATGGCTCGCCAAATCGTACAATCCGATGTTGCGGCAGAGCTTGCTTACCACATCGGGAAAAACCCTGCGGTAGGCGATGCAATGGCAGCAATGCAACCGATTGACGTTGCTCGCGCGCTCGGACGGCTGGAAGCAACACTTAGCGCCCCGAAACCAAAGACAGTCACAACAGCCCCAGATCCCATCACACCCGTTAGAGGCAAATCATCATCGGCAAAAGACCCCGGTGATATGAGTCCCTCAGAATATCGGGCGTGGGTGGATAAGGGCGGAACTTTTTAAGGAGCCAATCAGATGGCCAACACGTTTCTAACCCCATCAGTTTTCGCAAACGAAGGTCTGCGCCAACTTGAAAACGAGCTTGTTCTGGGTAACAAGGTTCACACCGACTATTCCAAAGAATTTGCGATGAACGGCGACACGATCAGCATTCGCCGCCCGACGCAGTATTTGGGTCAAGATGACAACCTGGATGTGTCTTCGTATTCCGAAGATATCACACAGGGCAAAACCACCATCAGCATGAACAAGACCGTTTCTATCAAGGTCGATGTCGGCGCGCTGGATGCAACCCTGTCTTTTGAGCGCGTACAAGAAGACGTGATTAAGCCAGTCGTGATCAAGATGCGTGACCGGATCGAAACAGAGCTTGCGGGCCTCTACAAGGATTTGTACTGGCATACCGGCACCCCCGGCACTGTCCCGAGCACGTTCTTGGCTCTTGGTGAAGGTGGCGCGATTATGACCGACGCTGCGATCCCTAACTCGGATCGCTTCGCGGTTCACGGCACCAACGCATCCCTGCAACTCGCTGATGGCCTCAAAGGCGTCTATGTCCAAGGCAAAGCGAAGACCGCATTTGAAGAGGCCGAAATCGGGCGCTATGCCGGGTTCAACAACTATGAATCTGTCCATGCTCCTACGCACACGGTCGGTGTTGCAACTGGTACGCCGCTTGTGAATGGCGCTGCTCAAGGCGTGACCTATGCGGCGTCTAAAGACACATGGACGCAATCGCTGGTAACGGATGGCTGGACCAACAGCACGGCGGGCATTCTGCTTCAAGGCGACGTGTTCACGATTGCTGGCGTGTTTTCCGTCAATCCCGTTTCGAAGGAAAGCACGGGGCGCTTGCAAACGTTCGTTGTCACCGCCGACGCTGCGTCTGGTGCCTCAACCGGACCATCTACTCTGACCGTATCGCCACCAATGATCACGTCCGGCGCTTATCAGACGGTCACAGCAGCGCCTGCCGACAATGCAGCCATTGTGGTCAAGTCAGGCACTGGCGGCACTGGTTACAAGCAGTCTTTGCTTTTGCATCCCAAAGCGTTCACGCTGGTTACGCGGCCTCTCAAGATTGCATCTGGCGCTGGTCTCAAGACTTCCACCAAATCCGGCAACAAGGTCACTATCTCTTGCTCCGAATGGGTGGACGGCAACACGCTTCAGCATAACATGCGCTTTGACATGCTGTTCGGCGTGAAGTGCCTCGATCCTCGCTTGGGTCTGTGTCTTTCTTACTAAAACCATGGCGGGGCTGTAATGGCCCCGTCTCTTTCTTTGCAAGGGGCGTTTATATGGCAACTGTTCTTGATATCGTCCAGCGGGCTTTGCGTAAGGCAAAGGTCTTGGGGCATGGCGCGAATTCCACGGCTGAGGACGCGGCCCCCGCGTTGGAAGATTTGAATATGATGCTTGCGGCTTGGACGCTTGCCGCCGTTGATATCACGCATACGGCGCTTGATCTTACCGACGCATTCCCTCTGGCTGATGAGTTTGAGGAAGGCACTGTTTACATGCTGGCGTCTCGCATTGTGTTTGCTTTGGCATTTCCTGCGCAATTTGATGCTGATGATTTTTTCCGCAGGATACAAGCGGCATATGCTGTTGTTCCTGACACGACTATCCCCGCCGCTCTTACCTGCACAGTTTCGCAGGGCGGCACGACGAGACGGTTTATCTAATGCCCCTTATCCCATTCGCCACCAAATCAAGCGGGAACCGTGGCTATAGCGGCTAGCGGCTTGTAAACTTATTTGCTAGACCTGCGGACGGCGTGACAGAGGTGCCATTGATCGGGCGCGGTGGGGCGATAGAAACTGCTGATGTATCTGGTTCTGTGCGGGGCGTTTATGAGTTCAACGCTGCTTTGTATGCGGTGGCTAATGGCAACCTCGTCAAAGTGGTCGGCGCGACTGTTACTGTAATCGGCGCGGTCGGCACGAGTGAAAACGTATGCTTTGCATCAAATGCCACACAAATGGCGATCCTTATTGGGTCAGCTTACTATGTGGGTGATGGCGTCACTGTGACGAGCTACAGCACGGGCGCAATAACAACTCCGGTTTGGGTCACGTCACTTGACGGCTATATCATTGTTGGGGGGTCTGGGCAGGGGCGTGACGACTTGATCACGGTTTCAGGGCTTGATGACGCAACCACATTCTCAGGGCTGGACTTCGCGGCGGCAGAGGCGTCTTCGGATGCTATCGTGTCGGTGCTGGCAGACCACAGTGAATTGTGGGTGTTCGGTGAAAAGACAATTCAGGTATTCTACAACAGCGGTGACGCAGATTTCCCATTCTCCCCAAATGCGGGCGCTATGGTTGAACGCGGGCTGCACAAGGCAACAACGGTTGCCAAAGAAGACAACGCCGTCTTTTTCGTTGGTGACGATCTGGTGTCGTATCGGGCGACTGGTGTCGCGCCGGTGGTCATTAGCACACGTGAGATTGAAGAAAAGCTTCGGGCCAATACGGTTCACTCTGCCATCACGTTTGAAGAGCGCGGGCATAAGTTTTACGCAATCCGCATGATTGATGCGCCGACGCTTGTTTTCGATATGACGACAGGCTTATGGCATGAACGCACAAGCGGAACAGAGGAACAGCCTTGGTTTATCGTTTGCGGCGGGCGGATTGGCTCAACGCAGTATTTCGGAACAGACACGGGCAAGATTGTCACGATTGACCAGAACACATATGACGATGATGGGCAGACCATTGTTGCCGAGGCGGTATCATCGCCGGAATACAGGTCAGACCATTTTAGCGTTTCTCGCATCCATTTGAACGTTGAGGGCGGCATTGGTGGCATTGGTCGGACCCCGCGCATTGCCTTGGAAACGTCAAGAGATGGGCGCAATTGGTCGCAAGAGCGGTGGCGTGATCTTGGCGGGCTTGGCGATTTTAGCCATGTTGTTGAATGGCACGGGCTTGGCGCTTTCAGGCGCTTTCAGGTTCGTATCAGGATTACAGACCGGGTAGGGCGTGACTTGTACGGGGTGAAATATGACGTCGCGTAATATCCCTAGCCTTGCCCCGCGCGGTGACACTGAAATAGGATTTGTCGAGGGCAAAAAGGTTAAGATTGCTCCGCAGTTCATGCGGTGGTTGGACGCCTTTCGAATCCGAGTACAGGATAGCGTAGAGCCTGCGGGAATTGTGAAAATGACGCTTGGCTCTACTGAGCCGGAGGGATGGTTACTAGCACGGAAGTGCACACGTCTTAA